ATTGGGCGCATTGATTGCAATAACAGAAATTCACCGCCACATTGCGGCGATTATCTGGCCAGCATTAGTTTTTATTTTTGAACAATAAACAAAAAAAGAAAGGGACAAAAATGTATTTCACAAGAGCAGAAATCAAATCAGAACTAACAAACAAATATGACGAAATCACAAATTCATACAAAGACATTGATGATGCATTGGCAGAATTTGCCGATTCATTCGTGCCCGTAATGAATTTGGACATAATGCGCGATTGGACACAATTATCGGGCGAAGATTCAGACCAATGGAAAGAAATGGGTTACGATGCCAATCGCAATGAAGGCGGCATTTTGAACTTGATGCAAATGGACTTGATTTTGTATTATTTGAAAATCACCCGTGAAATGTGGGAACAAATCGAAGAAGAAAAGGAAAATGATGCAAACTGATGGATTACGCGAAGGCATCGAACGCTTGATTGACCAAGTCGAAATGACTGCTTTCAATAATGGGTTTGAATCTTGTTTGAACGCATTGGATGAATTATCAAATCAATTGAACAATGACCATTTACACGATGAAGCTGAATTGCTTCGTTGGGCAGTAAAAGAATTGAACGGGGAAAATGATGTTCCAATTTATCAAAGAGATTAAGTTTCAAATCGCGGACAAAGTATTTTCACGCGAATTAGATGAAACACACGATAGAGCATTTAGGGCTGGCGTGGCGTATGCTGTCCGTAAAATTTCGTTTGATTCAGACATTCAAATCGAAAAAATTCAAATGACAAAAGTGGAACGGAAAGGTTACGAAAAATGCCAACAAGTGATTCAAGACACACGGAAAACAATTCAACGACAGACAAGGGCGGACGTCTGATGACAATCACGCTCTGGACAAAACCCAATTGCGTTCAATGTGATACCACCAAACGTCAATTCGAAAAACGTGGGATTATTTTTCAAACACGGCGTTTAGACAAATCACCAAAAGCCGTTGCAAGATTTTTGGAATTGGGATTGACATCTGCGCCGATTGTGGAAACGGATGACCGCCGTTGGTCGGGTTTTCGTTTGGACAAAATCAATTCATTGGAAAAACATTTGAAAACCGAGCGTATGCGTGGCATCAATGTGCCATTGGAACCTATCAAACAAATCGCTGATGAGGTGAGCGAAGATGAATGATGAAATCGAAACATTTGAAGAAGCAATGGAAATCATCACGCGAATGGTTGCCGCGACAGAAAAAGATTCTGAAATGGCAATCGCCGCCACAGCAACAATCGGCAGTTTGATTGAACGCGGTTTTTCAAATTTAGCGCTGAATGTTCTACAAACCTACAAACCAGGAAATTACACAAACGAACAGGGGACAAAATGAGCACTATGAATGATGCGATTCATTCCATTTCAGTTCAAGCATTTGAACAAGGCAAAAAAATCGGCATAAAAGAAGGTCGCGAGGAAGCTTTGCACGAAACTTTTGTGACCTTGGACCGAATTTTGACGGACATCTGGGAGTATTACTACGAATATCCAGCGCATAAGGAAGCGGTATGCAAAATTCAAGGCGAAGTGGAAGCTCTGCAAGAGCGACTAAATGCCCTACACGCATCAAAGTAGGACCACAAATGTGGGACATTATTCAACATAACGCGAAAAATGACCCATTGCTAACCGAAGGAAATTTTGGTTACACACAAGACAGCAGGAACGTCATTGTGATTGATTCGGACTTGAATGAATCAAAAAAGAAAATAACCGTATTTCACGAAGTTATGCACGCCGCACGAATGACATTTGAATTTGAACAACCGAAAAAAAATGATTACGAGGGTTGGGAACATTATTTCATCGGGATTTGGGAAAACACTTTGCTGATGATTTTGAGAGATAATCCCGAACTTACAAAATGGTTATTGGAAGAAAAATGAGGGACAAATTGACAAACAGAACAATTGCTGATTTTAGGCAAGCGGCTGCATTGTTACGAGATAAAAATCTTGTATGGTCATCCGATTTGGATTCGATACGAGAAGATTTGTCTTTGTATTTAGAAACAGCCGTGTTGAATGACCAATGGCGAAACACCGCACTCCAAAGGGTAGTGCAAGCGCTTATTGCCGATGAAAATGATTTGAGCATATGATGAATGAATTCACGCCAGAAGATTTGTTCAAACAATGGCAATTTCAAGACGCTTTTTCCGAAGTCGCCATCAATTTAGTTGAATCAGGTGCTCATTTAGGCGCAATAACTTTTGCCCGCAAAGTAATGGCAGCTCAATTCGCCAATGGAAACAGGACACTCCGAAACGATGAAATGCTGGAATTGGTCCAAGAGGTGAAGAATGAAGTAAAGCTAGAAACAATAAGGGGACTAAAGGATGCTAGAGAATCTTGAACCAATTGAACCTAATCGCACCAATCGCGTGGATGAAATTTTGAAACAATTGGATGCCAAAGACCAAAAGATTTTGATTGATGCTTTGAACAATCCAAATTGGACGGCGAATGGTTTATCCAATGCATTGCGTTTGCGTGGAATCAAACTAAGTCAATCGACAATCGCTCGTTATCGAACAAATAACAAGGACAAATAATTGTTGGATAATTTAGAACCAGCGCCGAAAATTACGGCACAACCAAATTACCGCGCTGCAATTGAATTCGATGGCACACAAGGCACAGCAACAACACCAGGTTATGCCAATGAACCAGAAAATTTTGATGAATTTTTATTGTCAGCGGGTATTGACCCAACGGGAATCGAAATCATTGCCCCAATAAAAACATCAAGGTGGCAACAACGTGAAGGCGGGGAATGGCTGACATCGTATCGTTTCACGTTTCGAAATAAAAACAATGAAACCGATTTGCCAACGTTATTGTCCGAAGCAAGGAAAAAAGCAAAAGAAACAAAACCAAACAATCCCGCTGAAAAGGCTTTGATAATAGCCCCAGCCGATTTACAAGTCGGTAAGACTGGGATACGCGGGGGAACGGTTGAATTGACCGCCAGATTGTTTAGGTCATTCACACAAATCGAACAACGCATCAAAGCAAATAAATACGAACGAATTTTTATTCTGGATTTGGGCGACATTATTGAATCCGTGTCCAACGCGGCTCAATACAATCAATTGGAATCAAATGATTTGTCACCAATGCAACAAACGGATTATGCCGCTGCCCTTATGTTTGACCTCATAAAACGATGCGCCAAATACGCGCCCGTTACATACGGTTCAGTTGCATCGAATCATTGTCAAAACAGATTCAAAGGTCAGCAGGTCGGACGCCCAGGGTTGGATGATTGGGGCATTGTCATTTTGCAACAATTGCGCCGATTGACCACCGAATTACAAATGGACGTTGAATACCTAATCCCACATCCGCACGATGAAGGTTTTGCTTTTCAATACGGCGTGAATACAATTGGCGCAATACACGGACATCAAGCATCGCGACCCGATGGAATCAAGAAATGGTGGCAACAATCCACATTCGGCAATCAATGGGTGCAAGCGGTTGATTTGCTTATTACGGCACATTTTCATCACTTGCGTGTTGAGGAATTGGGACAACGATTTGATGGCAATGGTTCAAAGTTCTGGGTGCAATGCCCCACCGCCGACAACGGTTCGGATTGGTATCGCCGTATCAGCGGGGAAGATAGCACAACTGGCATTTTGACAATTGAATTGGACAAACATTTGTCATTTGCAGGTGAAGTCAGGAAAATGTAGTGCCCAGCTATGACTACAAATGCCGCACGTGTGATGCCGTTGTCAGCATCGTTGCAAGCATAAAAAAAGACCCAGACATCCCCATTTGTAGCAATTGCCAATTGGAAATGATTCGTCAATTTTCAGCCCCACCAATACGCTTCAATGGCTCAGGCTTTTACTCATCAGGTAAGAACAGATGAAGTTTCCTCGTCCGTGTTTGGAATGCCAAAAGCTACATACGGATTATGGCGATTATTGTGCAGGGTGTAGGCGTGAAGTCCAGCGCCGTATCAATAACAATCCCAATCGCCGCGCCCGCAAACAAGCTTTGTATTCGTCTGCTTACCGTGCTGCCGCCAAAATAATCAAGCAAAATGCCACGCATTGCCACATCTGCAAACAGCCATTTGAATCACGTGCCGACATCACGGCTGACCACATCATTGCGGGTGATGCCAATAGCCCATTGGCACCAGCGCATAAGACCTGCAACAGCCGCAGGGGTAACAAGCCTTTAGCTTGACTTTCAAGGGTAGTTCCAGCGGGTCACAGATTGCCCCCAAAACGGTTAGAAATCGTTTCAGATAGATAACTACCCAAATCACCTAAAAACCCGCCAAATCGTCACACAGCCCCCCGCGTAATAGAGAGAGGAGGGGTCAATCTCTAAGAACCATTTGTGCTTTACACCCCGAGCGAACCCAAACGCACATACTCGCGAAATTATTCGTTTTTTTCTGAGGTAAGGCTAAGCTGGATTTTGAAAGGATTTGCCAATGAAAATCGAAGAAATCAAAATCGGGGATTTGAAGCTCGACCCCGACAACGCCCGCACGCACGACCAAAAAAACCTCGATGCCATCGCGGGCAGCTTGGAACTTTTTGGGCAACGCAAACCCATTGTCATAACATCCGCCAACGTGATTGTCGCGGGCAACGGAACCGTTCAAGCAGCCAAGATTTTGAAATGGGAAAAAGTTGCTTGTGTCCGAATTCCCGATGATTGGACCACCGACCAAATCAAGGCTTACGCTTTGGCGGATAATCGCACCGCCGAATTGGCAAAATGGGACGAACAAGTTCTTGGCATCCAGCTTTTGGAACTATCTGAAAATGATTTTCCAATTGAACAATTTGGTTTTATGCAAGAGGAAAAACCAGACAAAATTACCGATACCGAAGAAATGAAATGGGACGAACGTTACGAAGTAGTAATCGAATGTGCCAATGAAATTCAACAGCAAGAATTGCTAGACCGCTTTGTAAAAGAAGGTTTTAAGGTTCGGGCGATTGTTGTATGAAAACCATCAAATTAGAAACCGTCATTGAACGTTCTGCTCGCGTGATGCAATTGGAAGGAATGTTTGATTTGCAACCATCCGAGAAAGCCATCACCGAAGTTCCGTTGAACATCCCCGATTTGTCCGAACGTGATTGGTCAATCGGTTTGATTGTTGGTCCATCTGGCGCGGGTAAAACAACCATCGCCAAACAAATGTTTGCGGATGAAATGAAACATTTGGATAATTTCAAATGGTCAAAAGACAAAGCCGTCATCGATGATTTCCCAAAGGATTTGTCTATTCGAGAAGTCACCGAATTGCTGTCATCCGTTGGATTTAGTTCACCACCAGCTTGGTTGCGCCCGTTTTACACATTGTCCAATGGAGAACAATTTCGCGTAACGATGGCGCGTGTATTGGCTGAAACAGGCAAAGACAAAATTGCCGTTGTCGATGAATTCACATCCGTCATTGACCGAACGGTTGCCAAAATCGGGTCAAACGCAATTGCCAAAACCATTCGAAGACGTGGGCAAAAATTTGTCGCTGTTGGTTGTCATTATGACGTTCAAGAATGGTTGCAACCAGATTGGGTTTATGAACCACATACGGGTTCTTTTCGATGGGAGTATCTTCGGCAACGACCACCAGTCCAATTACAAATCTTTCGAGCAAATTATGAGGCGTGGAACTCATTCAGTCGCCACCATTATTTGACCGCTGACCTAAACAAATCGGCTCAAATTTATGTTGCTTGCATCGAAGAACAGCCCGCTGCTTTGATAGCAATTTTGCCATTGGTCCACGGCGTAGTAAAAAACGCCAAACGAATTTCGCGTATTGTTGTATTGCCTGATTTTCAAGGCATTGGATTGGCTACAAAATTTATGGATGCAATTTGCGCCGCTTTATTGGCACAAGGTTTTGACACATACATAACCACCAGTCATCCAGCATTGATACGTGCTTTGAACGTGTCCAAAAATTGGTCAGTTCATCGCAAACCGTCACGTGTTGCCAAAGTCGGACCAAATAGCCAACGTGGATTGGTTTCATCTGGCGCACGCGTAACCGCTGGATTCAAATTTGCTGGAAATGCCGATGCAACATTGTTGCCGATACTCGCACCGAGGAATTGATTATGCCCGCAGGAAGACCCACCAAACCCATTGAACAAAAACGGATGCTTGGCAATCCGGGCAGACGACCATTGCCCGAATCATCGGCTTTGGTGCAATTGAACGGCATCGATGAAATACCCGAACCATCACGCCCATTGTTGAAATACGGACGTGAATTTTGGGACAAAATTTGGTCAATGGGAAACACTTGGATTAGTTTCAATTCCGATTCTGAATTGTTGTTGATGACGTGCGAAATGATAGACGAACGTTGGAATTTGAGAATCAAAGTTATGCAAAACGATGAGCCGCGTTTGCGCCGAGGTTTGAGAGAATTGGACAGACAAATAATTTCCAATTTGTCATTGCTCGGATTCACCCCAAGCGATAGAAGCAGACTCGGTGTTGCCGAAGTAAAAGCAGCATCTAAATTGGAAGAATTGAAGCTTAGAAAGGCGAAAATTGTGGCCACCACAATGGCTGACCCCAGTTCCACAGAATCAAATTGATACAGGGCAAGGCGACCTTGTAATTGATTTTGCTGAGAATTTTGGCGTAGTCACCAAAGATTCAGTTGCTGGCGTTTCTGGCGACCCATTGCATTTACGTGATTGGCAAAAAGAATTAGTTCGTCACGTATTTGCTGGCGAAGATGGTTTGTATCGTCACGCCATAAATCTGATTTTGATGCCAAGAAAAAACGGCAAATCGGCACTTGGTTCTATTTTTGGATTGTATTCATTGATTCTTGGCGTTCGCGGTGCCGAAGTTTATTCTGTCGCGGCTGAAAAAGAACAGGCGCGAATCGTTTTTCAAGATGCTAAACGAATGATTGAAGCAAATGAAGAACTTAGCAAAGTCACAAAGCTTTATCGCGATGCAATTGAATTGCCATCCGAAGGTTCCGTTTATCGCGTATTGTCTGCCGAAGCTTATTCCAAAGAAGGCTTGAATCCGTCAGCGGTTATTTTTGATGAGCTGCACGCCCAGCCCAATCGCGAATTGTTTGATGTTATGTCTTTGGCTATGGGTGCGCGTGGTCGTTTGGCAACGCTAATCGCCATCACAACTCCGGGTGTCAAAACCGATTCAACGGGACAAGATTCAATCGCTTACAGTCTTTATCAGTATGGGCAAAAAGTCGCTCGCGGAGAAGTGCAAGACAATACTTTTTTTATGGCTGCTTGGGAAGCACCGATTGAAGCAGACCACCGCGACCCAAAAACTTGGGAAGTTTCCAATCCGGGATTTGGTGACATTTGTTCCGCAGAAGATTTTGCATCGGCGGTCAAACGAACACCAGAACCAGAATTCAGAACCAAACGATGTGGTCAATGGGTTTCATCAGCGGTATCTTGGTTGCCAACTGGTGCGTGGGAAGCCTGTGAATCTGAATTGGATTTGGACGGCAAAGAATACGTCATCGGCTTTGATGGGTCATTTAGCGGCGATTCAACCGTATTGATTGGGGCAACCATTGAATCCGAACCACAAGTTTTTATGATTCAAGCTTGGGAAAAAGACGTAACGATTCACGATGATTTGTGGCGAGTGGACATTTTGCAAGTCGAAAACAAAATCAGGGAATTTGTGGCTGCAAACCCCAACGTCAAAGAAATAGTCTGTGACCCGTATCGATGGCAAAGGTCGATGCAGGTGCTAATGGAAGAAGGTTACCCAATTGTTGAATATCCAAGCACCAATGCCCGCAGAATGGTGACCGCGTGCGCTAAATTTTTCGATGCCGTGGTGGAAAAACGGCTAAAACACGATGGCAATCCGTTATTGGCTAGGCATTTGTCAAATGCGGTAGTCAAACAAGACAATTTGGGAATTCGCATCGTAAAAGAAAATCGGTCATCAACCAGAAAAATAGACGCCGCTGTTGCCGCTGTTATCGCGGTGGATAGAGCGTTGCAAGTTAGAATAGAACCAGAACAACAAATGCCGGGTGTCTATGTATTCTAAATTGGTCGTGGCGTTACAAGCTATTGGTGCTGTAACGATGAGCGTTGGTATCGGAATGATATTCATACCCGCTGGAATCATTTCCATTGGTTTGTTTGCAATTCTATTTGGAATTGCCATTGAGAGGCGATAGTGCTAAATAATCTTTTTGAACGTAGAGCCGTTACTCCAAATTCATTGTGGGGTGCAGGACTTGATTTTGAATTACAAAATAATTCTGGAACATTTATCAATGAAGATAATGTTTATCAATTAGCTGGCGTATCGGCAGCCATTTCGCTAATCGCTGGAACAATTTCCACTTTGCCAATGGATGCTTGGGTAAAACGCGAAGGTCAGAAAAACCTTATGCGACCAAAACCAGATTGGGTCAATCGTCCTGACGTTTCGTTTGTAGATAGAACTCCATTCATCAGTTCCATCATTGCTTCTTTGATGCTTGATGGAAATGCGTTTATTCGCGTGTTCAGGGATGCCGATGGATTGCCAATCAATCTAACAGTTTTGAATCCAACCAAAATCAAAGTGCATCGCAATGGTGTTGGACGTGTGATTTTTGAATATACGGAAGATGGCAAAAAATACACATCAGATGAAATCCTGCACATTTTAGAATCCGTTATGCGCCCAGGACAAATTCGAGGTGTGTCACGTGTTGAAGAAATGAAAGACGCTTTTGGTTTGGGATTGGCACTTGATTCTTACGCACAAAGATTTTTTGGACAAGGTGCATCGGGGAACTACGCATTAGTAACTCCGCAAACACTAACCGAAGAACAAGCAAAAAATTTGGCTAAAACGGTTGATGCACGTCACGGCGGATGGCGCAGAGCGCACAAAACAATGGTGCTTCATTCAGGCATCGACATCAAAGACATTGGAATAAATCCAGAAGAATCTCAGTTGCTTGATTCGCGCAGAATGTTCATCGAGGATTTGTGTCGCATTTGGAACATTCCAAGCCATATGATGAATTTGCCAGGAACTGCAACTTATAGCAGCATAGAACAAACTTCCATCGAATTTGTAACGCACACATTGCGCCCATACGTGGCAATCATTGAAAACGCACTAAGCACTTTGTTGCAGGTTTATCCAAATGGACAAGGCGCATTTATCGAATTCAATATGAATTCATTATTGCGCGGTGATGCTCAATCAAGATTCAGCGCGTATTCGCAAGGAATTCAAGCGGGTATCATTACAACCAATGATGCACGTGTTGCAGAAGGTCTTTCCAAAATTGATGGTGGAGACATTTTGCGCGTGCCATTGGCAAACGTCAATATCGATGCTGCCGATTTGTCAGCAACAGACCGCCGTGTATTGATGGCGCAACGTTTGATTGTTTCAGGATTTGACCCAGCAGAAACACTTGCCGCGATGGGCTTGCCACCAATTCAACACACTGGTGTTCCAAGCGTTCAATTGCAAGGTGTAGCACAAATCAATCCAAACGACCCACAATCTGTTTATCCGGAGAACTAAATGCCAGTTATTGCCACTAATTACAGCGTAGGCACAGTTGCAGTTTTGATTTGTGCAGCCAATTCAAATCCACAAAATTTACACGTCCATAACAACAGCGAACACACCGTTTATTTGGGCAATGCAAACGTAACGACTACAACTGGATTGAATTTACCGAAACAAACCACGGAAGAATTTTATGTAGTTCCAGGAGATTCGCTTTATGCCATTTCCGACGGCGCTGCTCGCGATGTGAGAATTTTGAGCTGGATAAAATAATGCCGTATTACATAACAAACACAAATCCTGAATGTGATGGTTGGGCTGTCGAAAAAGAAGATGGCGAAGTAATCGGTTGTCACACGTCCAAAGATTCAGCCATTGACCAAATGGTTGCAGTATCAATCGCGGAAGGCATTGAACCCGCTGGCGAACGCGCTAGACCCGAAGATTTAGAAATCGGTGATTATGTGTCTTGGAATTCATCTGGTGGTCGCGCACGTGGCGAAATTGTTGAAATTGAACGTGATGGAACTATAAATGTCCCAAACGCGGATGTGACAGTCACGGGAACGCCAGATGACCCAGCCGCATTGATTCAGATTTATCAGCGTGTTGGAGATGGTTGGGAAGATACAGATGTTTTTGTTGCACACAAATTTTCCACGCTAACCAAAATCGACCCATTGCCTGAACCAATGGATGAAGATGATGAAGATTATGAAGATGATGATGAAACACGCCAAGTCAATTTGACACCGCCAAGTTATATGCGTGCATCTGCAAGACGTGGATTGCAATGGTATTCCGAGGGATTGGGTGGCGATGGTTTGGTAGACCGCACCATTCGCGAAGCTCGCGCAATGGCTGAAGGCAATGTATCCGCAGACAAATGGGTAAGAATCGCCGCGTGGATTGCACGTCATCTTTCTGATTTAGATTCCCCAGATGCTAATCCAGAATCAGATAATTATCCATCAGCTGGAGTTGTCGCTATGGCATTGTGGGGCGGTGGAACAACCAAACGTTCCGCACGTCGGACAATGGAATACGCGCAAGGCGTGGTCGCTAGAATAAAAGCCGAAGAAGAACGAGGAACAATGAAGCAAGAAACAAGAAATTTCCACGCGGATTTTGAAATTCGCGCCGAAGGCGATGGAATGACTTTTGTGGGTTATGCCGCTAAATTCAATTCACGTTCTGAAAACCTTGGTGGATTTGTTGAAACGATTGAACAAGGTGCATTTAGTCGCTCATTGCGTTCTCGTAACGATGTGAAATTGCTTGTCAATCACGATTCAGGTCGCGTATTGGCATCATCACGTGCCAAAACGATGCGATTGTATGAGGACCAAATTGGATTGCGCGTAGAAGCAGATTTACCAAATACCACCGATGGCAGGGATATGGCTGAATTATTGCGCCGTGGTGATTTGAACAAAATGAGTTTTGGATTCAGCGTTCAAAAAGATTCTTGGAACAACGATATGACCGAACGCACATTGAAATCGGTGCGTTTGTTCGAGGTTTCGATTGTCAGCTTCCCAGCGTATCAAGAAACAGAAGCAATGGTGCGTTCATTGGACAAAGTTGCCAAACGAGCCCAAGTTGATGCTGATGAATTGGCAGATGCCGTTATGAAATTAGAAGAAGGTTCTGATTTGTCGGATAAAGAAGCCGACCTAATCAAAACGGTAGTAAATTCTCTTGCGCCGAAACAAGCACAAACAGAAACACCAACCGAAGAACAAGCCAATTTGCTAGAACTAAAGCGAAAGCAGCTTGACCTATTGCTAAAGAAGGACTAATGGCTACTAAAGAACAAATCAAAAAAACTATTTTGGAAATTGCTGATAACCCAACTGTCGGTGAAATTTATTCATTGGCAGACAAGTGGGCAGATGCAATCTGGAAATTAGACAATCCAAATTTCGCTAACAATGAAGTTGGCGAATCAAACGGCGGTGCATCGGCTTCTGCCGCCACAAGGGAAACTCGCATCATAAAACAAGACGAAACGCGCTAGCCCCTAAGCGCTGTCTAATCAGCGAGTTCCGCCCCACAGGTTCTTATCCTTTCTGCCTGTGGGGTTTTCCCTATCGGGACCATCAATACTGGCTTGATTTTTTTTGTTACAAATTCGTTATCGAAGCCTAGTTGAGATGCGTGTCGCGGCGTCTTACCGTATAACTACAAATGAATAATCAATCAATCGAAAGGGACAAAAATGAAAACGCAATTTGAAAATTACATCCAAAGCGAAATTAACTGGCAAAAACTTGGATTGGACGATGGACCAAGAATCAACAATAAAGATTTCAAAATCATCGAAGCATTTGGCTCAGTTTCAGACATTGAATTTTTGACTCACGATGCAATCGGACTTTCCATTTATACTGGTTCAACTGGTTGCACTCAATCAATGCAAGATATGGATGGAAATGTCACCGCATCCGTGACAGTTAGCCGAATCTAAAAAAACCAACACGATGCCCTCGCCAAAACGGCGGGGGCATTTTGTTTTGCTAAGATAAAACAATGGCTGAGTGTTAGCACCGCCAGTTTCTAGTTCTGCGTTAGCGCGGCTGGATGTAAATCAATCAATTAGGAGAAATGCTAATGTCACAGTCCTTTATTAAGGCACAGGCAGAGGCTCGCTCAAAGGCGTGGGAAGAAGCAAAGGCACTTCTTGACACCGCCGCTACTGAAAAGCGCGACCTAACTTCTGAGGAACAAGAGAAGTTTGACCGCATCAATTCAGAGCTAGACGAGCGTGCTGCTGCAATCGAAACAATTCGTAAGGTCGAAGAGCGCGAAGCAAAGGCTGCTGCCGCTGCATCGGACTTCCGTGTTTCAGATGTAGTCAAGTCCGACTACGACTACGTTCGCGCACTTGCAAAGGGTGAGATTCGTTCTCACAACTTTGAGACTCGCGGAACACTAACCCCATCAAACGCATCTGGACTTGAGCCGTCCTCTTTCGTTGCAAGAGTTTATGACCTTGCACGTGAAGTTGGACCAATGCTAGACGTATCTGAGAGATTCGAAACTCAGTCTGGTGAGGACCTAAAGATTCCTACACTTACCGCTTACAGCACCGCTTCGCTAGAAGCTGCTGGCGCTGAGATTGACGAATCAGACCCAACCTTTAGCTCAATTACCTTGGGCGCATATAAATATGCATTTTTGGTTCCCGTCGCCCGAGAGCTCATCGAAGATGGCGGCGTAAATATCGCCGAAGTTCTTGCACGTCAGGCAGGAAATGCTATTGGTGTTGCAGTTAACCAAGCTCTAACAACTGGTACTGGAAGTTCTCAGCCACGCGGTCTATTCACCGCTGCTGGCACGGGAGTTTCTGGAACAATTGCTGGCGGTCTATTTACTGCTGACCAGCTCATCGACCTCGTATATTCCGTGGATGGCGCAGTCCGTCGTCTAAACGGAACCGGATTTATGATGAGCCCAACCGCAATCCGCAACGCTCGCAAGCTCAAGGACAACGATGGACAGTATCTATTCCAGCCATCGCTACAAGCTGGACAGCCAGACAACCTTCTTGGCTTCCCAGTATTTGAGAACCCTGCCGTTGCTGCTGTTGGTTCAGCTGCTGCATCTGTCGGTTTTGGTTACCTACCGTCATACAAGGTTCGCCTAGCTGGCGGACTACGTGTGGACAGAAGCGATGACTACAAGTTTGGAAACGACCTAAGCGTTTTCAGATTTATGATTCGCGTGGATGGAAACCTTTCCCACCAGGACCACTTCAAGGTATTCAGAGGAAGCGCTGCTTAGTTCTTCCCGAAATACGGCAAAACCCTCACCCAAAAGGTGGGGGTTTTTGCTATTGTGGTATTAGAAAGGAAATTATGAAGCCAGAAAAATTAGACCTGACAATTACGACTTGGTCAAACTCTCCGTATCAGCCGACTGGTTATGGAATGCAGATTGGCATTTTGTTGGATTATTTAGTCAAGCACGGAGTAAATGCCGCACACGTTTCGAATTGGGGATTGGAGGGCAACAATTCGACATACAAAAGCGCATTTGGAGAAATACCTCATTACGCACGTGGCTATGACCCAATGAGCCAAGATGCGTTAGCCGTAGCGCACAAAATACAAACCACCAAATCCGAACACAAAGATTACATTTTGACATTGGGCGATGTTTGGACTTTGAAATCTGAAATCTGGCCGTCAAATGAATTTGAACGCATTTTGTCTTGGGTTCCATTGGACCACATTTCAATGCCGCCCGCTGTGAAAAGATGGTTGGACAAAGACAACGTGACACCAATTGCAATGGCACCATTTGGCTTACAACAATTGGAAGAAGTCGGCATCAAAGGACATTACATTCCACATAGCATAGACACAGTTTCAACATTCAAACCGACTGAAAAAATTGGAAAACAAAATGCACGCGAATTCCTTGGCGTTGGCGATGACGATTTTCTAATCGTAATGAATTCAGCAAACAAAGCAAACAAATCAATTCACAGAAAAGCTTTTGCGGAAGCATTGATGGCGTTCTCCGCGTTCAAACAAAAAGTTCCAAATGCTTATTTATACATTCACACCGAACCAAAAGGCATTTATGGCGGGTTTCATTTGCCGCGATTGGCTGAGGCTTGTGGATTGGATATGAATTCGGTAATTTTTCCTGACCCAGTTGATTATCGCGTGGGCATTGACCCAACCGATTTGGCTGGTTTTTATACAGCGGCAGATGTTTGTTTGCAATTGTCATTGGGCGGTGGCTTTGAAATACCCGTTATAGAAGCCCAAGCGTGTGGAACACGGGTCATCGCAACGGATTGGACTGGACCAAAAGACCTAATTGCAGAAGATGGCTTCCGTGTATCGGGTCAATTGTTCTGGGATGAAGCGCAATCCGCTTGGTGGAAAACACCATCGATTGCTTCTATTATCAAACAATTGGAAAATGCTTATGACGTTGTAAAAGAAAAAGGCAGACATTCCGAAACTTCAAGAAAGTTCGCGCAACAATTCGATTCCGCTAAAGTGTGGAATCACTATTGGTTGCCATTCCTAAAAACATTGCAATGATTGAAGTTTTAGGATTCCCAACGCTAAGTCGATTTGATTTAGCCGAACAATTGTTATCTTCAATTGACTACCCCATAAAAGATTTGGTTATAGTCAATAATTCAGGCAAACGAAATTGGCAACCTATAAAACCCGATTTGGTTGAAAATTTGTGGCACATAGAAGTTCCATATGGATTGGGATTGCAAGCCGCTTGGAATTTGGTTATCAAATCCACACCATACGCATCACGTTGGTTATTGGTCAATGATGATTGTCGATTCGAATCTGGCGCATTGAAAATCATTGATGAAATGGCAAAACCAAATGCCTTGTCTTTTACCGATTGCGCGCCAGTTTGGTCAGCATTTGTATTGGGCGAAGAAATAGTCAAACGTGTTGGGTTATTTGATGAGGCGTTTTATCCGCTTTATTTTTGTGATAACGATTACGAACGGCGAGTTGATAATTTGAACTTGCCAAAAGTCAATTTGCCAGCCAAAGTGCATCATCATAATTCGGCAACCAAATACGATAACAATACAGAACGCAATGAATACACGTTCAATCGGAATCGGACTTTATACAATTCAAAAATTGCTCACAATGATTATTCGATTAGTGGATGGTCATTAGACATAAGGCGTAACCATCGATGGGATTGATTATTTATACGGGCGGCACATTTGATTTATTTCATTCGGGACACGCTAATTTTTTGAAACAATGTTCCGAATTGGGTCGCGTTGTTGTATCCCTAAACACGGACAAATTCATAACCGCATACAAGGGCAAATCGCCAATTATGGATTATTTCGAACGCGCATCGGTATTGGAATCTTGCCGTTACGTGGATGAAGTAATTCCCAACGAAGGCGGAACGGATAGCACCATTGCCATAACCAAAGTCAATCCAGACATAATCGCAATTGGTTCTGATTGGGCGAAACGGGATTACTACAAACAAATGGGATTCACGCAAGATTGGCTGGATGCAAGAGGTTATTCTTTGCTTTACATTCCATATACATCGGGGATTAGCACCACCAAATTGAAAGCAAGAATTCGAGGGCTAGAATAGATGCAGGAGAAAAAATGGCAATAACATACGGCTACGCCACATTATCCCAAGTCAAAGCAGCAATCGGCATCGCTAACGCGGACACGGTTGATGATGCGCTTTTGGAAATGGCGGTTGAATCTGCATCACGTCAAATCGATTCATACACCGAACGGTATTTTTACAATGCTGGAACGGCTGTCAAAATTTTTGCACCATTGGACAATTTCGTATGTCCAACGGAAGATTTTATTTCACTAAGCAAAGTTGAAACATCGGAAGATGCCGAATCTTGGGACACCGAATGGGCTGCCAAAGATTGGCAAGCTGAGCCGCTAAATGGTCGCGCTGGCGGTCTGGTGACGTCCTACACGCAAATTAGGGCAGTTGAAGACTATTTGTTCCCTTATCGTCAAGGCGAAGCTACAACGCGACTCACGGGCGTTTGGGGATGGGCTAGCGTGCCTATTGCAATCACGCAAGCCACAATCATTCTTGCCAGCAGAATCTTCAAGCGTTTGGATTCACCATTGGGAATCATTTCGGGCGAATTGGGAAGCATCCGCGTTGGATACAGGCTTGACCCAGACGTTCAGCACCTAATCGAACCATACAGAAAGTTCAGCGCGGCATAATGGCATCCATTTCAGAATTACGCGATGGCATTGCTGCCAATCTTGCAACGATTACTGGATTGAGAACATCGGCAACAATTCCCGATAACCCGAACCCACCAATTGCAATTGTGCAATTGAATCGCGTGCAGTATCACCAAGATTTCAAACGTGGAATGACTGAATACAATTTCAGCGTTCAAGTTGTGGTTGGCAAAGTCGATGAAAGAAGCGCGCAATCCAATTTGGATGCTTATTGTTCTAGCACGGGAAATTCATCAATAATTCTTGCGCTAGAATCAGATAGGTCGCTTGGCGGCAAGGCCTTTGATGCCATTGTGACCGAAGTATCGAATTACGGTTCGGTGACCATTTCAGACATAAATTATTTGGCTGCCGAGTTCAATGTTCGTGTTTTAGCTAGCTAATAAATAGGAGAAAAACAATGCCAAAACAAATCCTGACGGATGTTGTTGTTCAGCTAAATGGAACAGCAATTTCTCAGAATGTCAATAGTGTGGAACTAACCACAACTTCTGATGCCATAGAAACCACCAGCTTCGGAGATGCTGGCTGGAGAACTTATGCTGGCGGATTGAAGTCTGGTTCTGTAACTTTGTCGCTTCACAACGACTACGCTGCAACCGCATTAGACAGCATCATCTACAACCTTTTCAACACCGTAGCAACAGTTACAATTTTCCCTGCTGGAACCCCTGCTGGAACCAGCCGACCAAAGTATGAGTTCGCCGCATTGGTGGACAACGTAGCGCCAGTTTCTGGTGCCGTTGGCGACCTAGCCGTTCAGAACCTAACTTGGACAATTACTGGCGCAGTCAATCGCGGAACAACCGCTTAAATAACTCAATAAGGAAAGGAAACCAAAATGCGTATGCAACTAGAAGTTGAATTCGAAAACGGCACCAAACAAGACGTCAAAGTAATAATGACGGATATGGTAAAGTTCGAATCCGAATTCAACATCAGCATTGCCAAGCTTGGGCAGGAAATGAAAGTCACACACTTGCTTTGGCTTGCTTGGTCAGCACTAACAAGAGAAAAAGTCGTTACAAATGATTTTGATTCTTGGACTGAAACTGTTGTTTCAATCGGTGCATCAGACCCAAAAGCATCCAAGGCTTAGGCGACAGTTCCGCCCATTGGTATTTAGTGTCGTTGGCTTATGAATACAAAATAAGCCCAACGGAATTGCTAAAACTGGATGAGCGTATGCTTTGGACAATGGGACGTTATTTAGTATGGCGAGCCCAAGAACTAAACAAATGAAGACCGCCTCAAAATCTGGGGCGGTTTTCGTTTAGTTAGAATTGATACGAGGTGCAATGTGATAAAACCAATTTATGAATTATCTTCGGCTGACATAAAAGCAATGATAAAAAAATTGGACACAATGGAAGGCGATTTAGCCCGTAAGTTTAGGCAACGCGTTCGCGACATCGCCAAACCAATTGAAGCAGAAATCAAACGACTAATTCCCAATGAACCGCCATTGTCGGGTATGGGCTACGTAATCAAACGGGAAAATCAAATCAGCGGGTCAATTAGTTATAGCACCAACGAAGGGCGTTTGAATTGGCAAGGGACTGGCAAACACGCTGGTGGTAGCGGTAAAAACAAAGGACCAAAAGCGACATCAATTAGGACTGGAATTAGAGAATCGCGTTTCAGCCTGACAACATCAATTGCTAAAATTATTCTTGAAAGCCCAGCGGTGTCAATGGCTGATATGGCAGGGCGCGGTCCAGGTGGTCGCAACGGCAAAAGAACAAATGCCTATCCGTATCGCAAACGCAATGGAGAAATTATTATGCGCCGCCATATGATAAATGGGCAAGGAACCAACCTAATCAATAAATTGCGGGAACGTTACGGTTCAGCATCGCGTTTTGGATGGCGTGCGCTGGAAGGCAAAATTGATGAAACCGCCAGAGAAATTGACAAAATCATTCAAGAATACTTAGACAAGGCGTGGAAGTAAATGGCAAAAACTAACGTAGTCCTCAAATCCGTTTGGGACGATAAAGGCATCAAAGCTGCCAAAAAAGAATTTGCCGATTTTGGAAAAAACATTGGCGTTGCATTTGCTGCCGTTGGTGCCGCCACCGTTGCGGGTGCTGCTGCTTTAGCTCGTTTTGGAGGGGATGCAATTGCTGCTGCTGAAAATGTGCAACAAGCAAACAACCGACTAACGCAGGTCAATAAGTCAATGGGTTTGTTTGGCGCGGAAACAGCCAACGTAACCAATCGACTAATCAAATTTGCCGAAGCCAATGAGCTTACAGTTGCGGTTGATGCTGAGGTAATCAAAGCAACTCAAGCCAAATTACTAACATTCAAAGAATTGGGACAAACAGCCGATGAAGCGGGCGGTGCATTTGACCGCGCCACAATCGCTGCATTGGACCTAGCAGCCGCTGGATTTGGTTCGGCTGAATCAAATGCCATTCAGCTTGGAAAAGCCCTACAAGACCCCATCAAAGGGCTAACAGCCCTACGTAGGGCGGGTGTCACATTCACCGAAGCCGAAAAAGAAAAAATCAAGGCGATGGTGGAATCGGGCAACATTTTAGAAGCCCAAAATCTAATCTTGTCAGCCATCGAAACGCAAGTCGGTGGAACAGCCCAAGCAACCGCCAAAGCATCTGACGTAATGAGATTGGCGTTTGAAAACGTCAGCGAAACAATCGGCGCGGCGTTATTGCCAACATTCCAAGAATTTGCTGATGAAATTGTCAAACTTACCCCGACATTGGAAGAAACACTTGCACCAGCCGCGGGCGAAATAGCTCAAATTTTCAAAGACGAAGTTTTACCAGCGATTCAAGATTTCACAAAATGGTTGGCATCGCCTGATGGTGTTGAAACGATTCGTGAATTTGCTCAAGCAATTATTGATTCAATCAAAAACCTAATTGATTTCGTTGGTTGGGTTGTCAAGAATCGCGATGCGTTGGGCTTATTGATTACAACAATTGGTATTTTGATTGTTTCATTCAAAACGGTTGCAGCAGTCACCGCATTGTATAAAGCAGCATTGGTTCTTTACAACACCCAAGTTATCACGGCAACGGGAACAACCACCGCATTTTCTGCCGCATTGAAAGCAATTCCTTGGGTAGCGATTATTGGCGGAGCAACGTGGTTCATTTCCACAATGTCCGATTACGCCGATGAGGTTTATGGTTCTCAAATAAATACCGAAGGTTTGACCGAAGCACAAATTGAACAAGCTCGAAAAGTTGAAGGCTTACAAAAGCTTTTGGAACAATACCGTTATGCATTGGAAAACGGAACCGAAGCCAATAAAGATTTAGCACGCGATGGAATCACCCGTGTTGAAATTGCGTTGGAAGGCTTAGGACAAACAACAGCAATTACTCGTTCCGAAATTGAACGAATGAATCGCCTAAAGCTTGATGCTTTGAAAAAAGAAATTGGCGATACTGCTGGCGAAATGAACCGTTTCAGAAACGCTGCCAAAGGATTTTTCCCACAAAACGCACCGACAACTGATACAACAATTACGACTACAACACCTGGTCCAAGAAATACTGGACCAACAGCTTTTGAACAAACCCAAAAAGTCATTCAAGAAGCGCAAAAGAAAATTCGTGATGCAACCACGCGTTTCAACGAAGCCGAACTAAGGGCAAACGAACAATACAAAGAAAAAAACGCAGCAATTACCAAACGTTTCAATGATGCTGAAATTGAAGCAACAAGTCAAAGAAACGATGCTCTTGCTAAGGCATTAGTAGACCACAATAAAAACGTTTCAAGAATTCAACTTGATTTCGCAACAAAACAAGCTGACATTATTCGCACATCAATCAACCGTTTGCGTGATGCATTTGCTGCGACTGTGCGGGTGAATGTTGCTGATTTATTTGGGCAAGAAGAAATTGGAAAATCGGTAGACAAACTAATTACCAGTTTGCGTGACCGTTTGACGGCATCCCGCCAATTGGTTACAAACGCGGCTGCTTTGGCTTCTAGCGGCTTTTCACAAACGTTTATAGAACAAATCGTAGGTGCTGGATTAGAAACTGGCAATGAATTATCCAAAGCCATTTTGGAAGCCACGCCTGAAACACAAAAAGAACTGCAATCATTATTCAGCACTTTGGAATCCGAATCTGAAACTGGAATGGATTCATTGGCGCGAACAATGTTTGAAAAAACAGGGCTTGCCACAACTGAACTCAAAAAACTTTTCGAGCAGACAAAAACTGATTTAGCCGAAGCAATAAAACAAGCCCAAGCAGATTACACAAACGCACAAGCAGAAATTCAAACAGCTTTTACCAATGCGTTAGCAAATGCTAAAAAAACTCGCGATGAAGCTTTTACTGATGCAACAAACGATTTGAACAAAGCTCTAAAAGATGCCAAAGACGCTTATGTCAAAACACTAAAAGAAATACGCGAAGCTTTTGATGAACAAATCGCTGCTTTGAAAGGTCAATTGGGCGGTTTGGGCGGAACAATACAAGCGTTATTGGCTCAATTAGCTAAATTAACTGGTGCAAAAGTTCCTACGGGATTGAATTTGCCAGCGGGTCAAGTTGGCAACATTGAGAATTTGCCAGGATTTGAAGAAGTAAAAGGCGTAGATGCTGCTGCTAAAAACGTCAAAAATTCTATGGGAATTTTGATTGACAACACAACTGACGTTGCGAAAACATTGGGTTATTTAGACACAAGAATTGCCGCCGCTTTGAAATTTGCTGAGAACATTGGCGATTCGAACAAAGCAGCCGCCGAAAGCGCAAGACAAACAGCGTTGCAATTCACAACACAAAGAACAACTTTGGCTGGGTTGGGTGAATCCGCCGTGGGAACAGTCATCAACATAAATGTCAAAGCAGATTCAACGCAATCACTGGCAATGGTTGGCAAAACACTCGGAAACACAATTACTAAATACACTTCAACTGGTGGACAAGTATTAGTGAGCCCTAAATGAGCCAACCCACTCAAAAAATAGAAATTGGTTTTGACCTAACCGATACGGGAACTGGTCCTTATTTTCGTTTGGATGACCCAATTGCAGGCGCATTAGACAACACCGAATTTTTGTTGGGTGGAACATTGTTTTTCGATGTCACCAGCTTTGTCACTTCGGTTGCAATTAGGCGCGGTAAAAACCGAGAATTGGATTATTACGACCAAGGTTTGGCAAACGTTGTATTCAATAACAATGACAGAACATTTGACCCAGAATTTGCTGCCAGTCCTTACGCTGGACAAATCATTCCTAAACGTCAAATCAGAATTTCATCGGGCAACGTAATTCAATTTTTTGGTTTGGTAGATGATTGGAATCTAAATTACGAAACCAATGGTGATTCAACGGCTGCTGCCGCTTGTTCCGATGCAACGGGTGCTTTTGCTAATCAAACATTGTTTGAAAGAACAAACACGCCGCAAAAATCTGGCGAACGCGTAAATGAAATTTTGTCATTGCCAGAAATAAATTGGCCGTTGTCACAAAGACAAGTTGATACGGGTTTGATGACATTGGGTGCGGACACAATTGCCGATAATACAAATGCTTTGGCGTATTTTAGATTGATTGAACAATCAGAACCAGGGTCATTTTTCATCGGCAAAAATGGTTCAGTTATTTTCAAAGACCGCACCGCCGCGCCAATTTCAAACGGTGTTACATTGGCAGATGATGGCTCAGGAATTCCCTATCAATCAATTAAGGTTCAATACGGTTCTGAATTATTAGCCAATGAAATCGTTTTGGAATCTGCCATCACAAACACGCAGGTGACCCAAACAGACCTTGATTCCATTGAAGAATACGGCCTTTTCAATTTGACCAGAACGGGACTTTTGATTGGTTCAAATGATGATTTGACCGATTTAGCCGAATTTTATTCCCAAAAGTATTCATCGCCCGAATACCGATTTGAATCGGTGGACATTTTGTTGGATGAGCTTACCAACCAACAACAGCAAGATTTACTACAATTGGAAATTGGCGATGTGGTTGAAATCAAATTTACCCCGAATTTGATTCCGCCAGCGATTAGCAAATACGCTGAAATTATCCGCATTGACCACAGCATTGATTTGACCAACCACGTCTTATCTTTGGGCTTCTCAACACTTGATTTTGCCGTGTTTGTGTTGGATGATGCCCAATTTGGTAAGCTTGATTCAGGCAACGCGTTAGCCTTCTAGGAGAAAAATGTCAGGTTTAGGTAGAAAAGTATTCACAGCGGGAGAAGTATTGACCGCGGCAAATGTCCAAGATTATTTGCAAGACCAAACCGTTATGGTATTTTCTGGCACCGCGGCTCGTGGTTCAGCATTGGGAACTTCTGTTTTGTCAGAAGGAATGGTGACGTATTTAACCGATAGCAACACAATAACCGTTTGGGACGGCGCATCTTGGGGAACTGTTTTCCCAGTTCAAGGTGACATTTCATCCGTCACCGCGGGAACGGGTTTGGCTGGCGGGGGCGCATCAGGTGATGTAACGCTAAATGCTAATTACACCGCAATTTCGTCTGCTTTAGCTGGAACAGCTTTGGCTGCAGCTGGCGGAGTTTTGAATGTCAATTCATCTGCATTAGCAGGAACTGCTTTGAGCGTTGCGGGTGGCACTTTGAACGTCAATTACGTGAATCTAAATTCGCCAACTGCGACTATAACTGGTGCTTATACAGCCGTTGCTGCTGATAATAATGAACTTCTAATCGCTGGCGGTGCATCCGCTTACACAATAACCGTTCCAGATGTTTTGTCTATTGGTGGTCGTCTTGACATTGTGCGTGATTCTTCTGGAACTGTAACAATTGCAGCGGGAACTGGTGTTACCGATTGGGCTGGTGCGGGAACGGCGGGGGTAGGCGTTACATTCAAAATGGACCAAAGATACAACGCTGCCACGGTATTCAAAACTGCTGCTGGAACTTATCGAGTAGTTGGAAAGATTATTCCATAATGCCTATTCCATTGGGCATTCTTGCCGCTTCTGGCGCTGAAGCTGGAGTGATTTTAGCTGGTTATTTTGCTGCTGGCGCTGGTGGTGGAAATCAATTTAGCAACATTCTAAAATTTGATGGAATTACTAAAACAAATTCAACTTTTGGCTCTATTTCTGGTGGCACACAATCTGGTGTTGGTTGTATCGCTAATTCTCCAACAGCTGCTTTTTATGCTGGTGGTTCTGGTATCGGCGGAACTTTCAACACAATTAGAAAAATGCCGTTTGCAAATGAAAGCACTTCTGATTTAGGTGCAACATTATCTGGTCCGAGAAATCACCCTTACGGATGTGCTAATTCTGGAACTGCTGGGTATTGGGCTGGTGGAAACAACACTTCTGGAACAAAACAAAGCGATGCCACTAAAATAGCATTTTCGAATGACACCTCATCAACCATAAGCAGTTTTTTTGGAGCTGGTCGAAGTGGTCATACTGCGATGGCTAATTCCGGAACAGCTGGTTATTTTGCGGGTGGTGAAGTTTCTACAAGAGTAAGCACCGTAACTAAATTGACTTTTAGCAATGACACTAGAGCTGATTTAGCAACTGGTTTGACAGCGGCGACTGAATTTGCAGCTGGTATGGCAGATTCAGGAACGGCTGGTTACATTGGTGGTGGTGAAGCAACCGGTGTTGGTAGGACTACAACTATAAACAAATTCGCTTTTCCATCAGATACTCGTTCTACATTAGGAACTGGATTGAGCGTTGCTCGTAATTTCTTAGCAGCAATAGGTTTCAAAGGTGTGGCTGGTTATTTTGTTGGCGGAAATACTAACACCGTTGAATCAACCGCAATAGACGAATTTGCTTTTCCATCTGACACTAGAACAGTAATTTCACCGTCTTTAGCTGCGGCTAGAACATCATTTTCGGGTTGTGCCAATAGTGGGGTGTTGTAAATGTTTGATGAAATTGAAAAAGCAATAACAGAAGTTCAACAACCAAGGTCTGCATTTCAAATTGAAAAATTTGTTCTTGGACAACACGCTACGCCAGAAATGCAGTATTACCAAACTTGTTTAGAATTGCAAGATTTGATTTACAAATATCGCTTAGCCGAAAATAATCTACGGCAGCAAGAAATAAAAATTGCTAAATTGCGAGCAACTAAAGACGAATTAGACGAACTAAAAGCTCAGGAAAAAGAAATACACCTAGAACAAACTCGTAAGGTTATGCTGGGTGCAAAAAGAGAAATTGAACATCTAGTTGCTATTTTCGATTCTTTTGAGCATAAATACACACGAGCAGAAATTGAAGAAGCTCAAGCTGATTATTGGCAAAAAAGACTTACTAATAATGCAAAAGCTATGTTGATTGCAGGAACGACAGTAAATCCAGCTCACATTGAATCTATGCAACAAGCTGGCATTTTAGATGAATTCGTTTTAGAAATTCAAAGTGCAAAAAGGGAACTTGGTTTATGAAATACGCTCTATGGAATTTGAAAATTGAAGCTGATAATTATCTGTCTGGACCAGAACAAACAATAGTTCAGGCAGGGGCGCAAGTCGAAACAGCTTGGACGGATGGCTTTGTTGAAAATGGCGCAACTATCCTTGGTTATATTTATGGTGATTTTGTTGCTGATTTATCCGCTTGGAATTATAAAGAAATAACGCAAAATGAAGCATTAGCATTTTGTCAAGCTTTGGATTCTTCTGCTATGGTAGATGAATTTGGAAAAATCATCACACAATAAAAGGTAAGTATGTCAGACGAAACACAATCTGTCCGCATTACTCAAAAGGACATTTACGAAAAGTTGCTTGAACTTCAATCAGTTCAAATTGAACTTGTCGCAGACATAAAAAACTTAAAAGATTTACCACAACGAATGAATAACGTTGAACAAAAATTAGCAAAATTTGAATGGATTGAAAAACTCGCGTTTTCCGCTTTGGGTGCTGGATTGACTGGTTTTATCGCTGCAATGTGGAGTTTATTGAGATGAAAATCGTAGCCCCGACAGCACACAAATACAAAATTTCTTCGCCGTTTGGCTGGCGCACTCATCCAATCACGGGAAAAAGACGTTTGCATACAGGCGTTGATTTGGTAACCAAACCGCTGGTTAGCCCAATCATTGCACCCGAAGATGGATTGATTATTGAAGCACGCAAATCAACTGCCATTGGTGGCGGTTATGGATGGTTTGTCAAAATGCGTGGCGTTTCTGGTGCTACACACATTTTTGCTCACCTTTTAGAAAACAGCATCAAAGTCAAAAAAGGTCAGCGTGTAAAACAAAAAGACCAATTGGGCATTATGGGTTCATCTGGCGCATCTACTGGCAAACACTTACATTGGGAAGTTCGTGGCAAAATTCCAGTAGACCCAATTGCGTGGATGGAAAAACAAAATGCCTAGTTGGAAGCACCGCAGAAGGCTGATTTATTTGTCTTTTTTGCTTGCTTCCTTGATGATTATGTTTGGCGCGGCTACATTTTCATCCGATTCCAGCGTTAGTCGCGAATTGATTATTGGCGGCGTTGCATTGATTTCAATCATTTTGACCGCTTATACTGCTTTTGCCACATACGAAGATGTGAAAACAAAGAAAGTTGATTATGAAAATTCTGAGCTTTGAATTTTGGAACTATGCGCTAGAACGCGCCATCAAAACCGTTGCACAAGCTGCCCTTGCCTTTTTGGGCTCGGGTTCAATGGGATTATTCGCCATTGATTGGGTCGGTTTGGCATCCGTTTCTTTGGGCGCAGGATTTTTGAGCGTTTTGACCAGTATTGCTTTCAAAAAGGACTAGAATTATCTTGTTCATTTTGTCCCCCAGACAAAAGCCCCTCGTGGTCCCTCACTACCACGGGGGGTTTTCTTATAATGACTAAATGAATAAAAACGTTGTTTATAAATGTGTCAATAATCATCGATTGAATTTTGGACATTCATTGTCTAAACGTGGCAAAGTTTTATCGCCATCACCAACCGTTTGTTTGACGTGTCACACGCCTTTTTTGTCAGCGTTCATTGGGGGAAGTGCCGCCCCAAATTCCGTATTTTTGTCCAGATTCAACCGCGTATCTAAAACATTCAATTTTGATGGGGCAATCATTGCAAAGTTTTTTGGCAATAATCGTTGCTAGTTTGCGCCTCACGGGGTCTGTTATGTCCTCAGGGAAAAACAATTCCGGGTATGGTTCACAAGGACTACCCCCATTTTGGTGAATAGCCCTTAACAACTTATAGTGTTTCTCGTCAAAGCGTGCCATCCCAATAGCCTATTGAAAAATGTCGTAGGTGTGTCTAACAATAGCCCTATGTTCGAAATGTATGCACCACCTCAAATCAACAACGCGACACTATTGGGGGTTTTCGAATCGGGGACTGATGAATGGCACGCAGCACGCCAAAATTCAATCGGCGGTTCGGAAATTTCCTCTATCGTGGGATTGAATCCTTACGAATCCGCTTATTCACTTTGGGCAAAAAAGACTGGCAAAATTCCTAATTTTGTAGAAGAAAATTGGGCGATGCGATTCGGAAAAGCATTTGAAGAACCAATCTTGAAATTATGGTCCGAACAACATCCCGAATGGGAAATTTACAAAACGGGAACTTATCAGGATGGTTTGTTGCCGTATCGTCACGCTAACCCAGATGCTTTGGCACGTCATCGCGAAACTGGCGAATGGATTGTGATTGAAGTCAAAACGGGACGGCAAACGTGGGAAACACCACCCGCGGGATACGTTGCACAAATCCAACACTATTTAGACATTTTGGGATTCAATCGCGGCATTTTGGTTGCGGTTGCTGGAATGACTTGGTATGACTATTGGATTGACCGCGATGAATTTGAAATTGAAGTCCAAAGACAAAAAACATCCGAGTTCTATCAATGTATGTATGCCGACCAAAAGCCCGCTTGGGATGGTTCGGAAGCAACTTACGAAGCCGTAAGACATCAACACCCTGACATAAACGAAACGGAATCAGTTGAAATTGATTCATTGTTCTTGTTAGTCAATGCCCAAGATGTTTATGATAAAGCAAATGAAGAGTTGCGTTTCATCAAATCGCAAGTTTTGGATGCAATGGGTAAAGCCAAAACTGCATTTATGGAAATCAATGGGGAAAAAATAAAAATAGCAACACGTCAAGCAAAAAAAGATGGATTGCCTTATTTGGTGGTTCACAAAAGGAAAGGATAAAAAATGGCAAAATTTGATTTGTCACAATACGCAACAGTTGAAGAACGATTGAAAACATTTTGGGCTGCTGAAAACAACCAAGATGCTCGAATCGTCACAATCAATCACACAATCGACACCGATTTGTGGGTAATCGAAACACGTTTGTATTTGAACGCGCAAGACCAAGAAAAAAACTTGCCCAAAACAACTGGTTGGGCATCGGAAAAAAACACCGATGCGTTTGCATTGGAACGATGCGAAACGTCCAGCATTGGCAGATGCCTTGCCAATTACATTTATAGCGGGTCAAAAAGACCATCACGAGAAGAAATGACCAAGGTTGTTGCCGAAGAATGGTTGGAACAAGCTGCTAATGTTTCAACAATAGAACAATTACGCGACTTATACACCCAAGCAAGGGCAAACAATGCACCAGCGGAAGTTTTGGAAAGGCTAAAGTCTTATGCTGACAAATTTGCGGAAAGCCAAGCTTCGGGAACTGGAAGAAGCGTATCTGTTAGCAAGGATGCGTAACCGAAATGAAGAAGCCAAATTTTGGAATCTTGAAATTATTCATTTGTTATTGGGAATGTTAGATGATTCAGGAAATTCAGAAACAACTCGCGGAACTGATTCAGGAAAACAATAAAGGTTCTACCGCATTGTTTGAAGCGGAAAAAGCATTGGCAGAAGCTGAATACGCATTGGATACAGCCGAATCGTATGCGTTCATCCGTGCATCTGGCACCGTTGCAGACCGAACAGCGTTAGCACGTTTGGAATCAGCGGATGCCAGATTGACACGCGACATCAAAAAAGCCGAATTGTCACGCATCAGGCAAAAAATCAAATCGATTGAAACGGCATCAATGGTTTTAGCCACGCAAGCCAAATTGATGAATCAAGAAAGTCGAATGTGAATCCAAATCAAGCAATTCAATTAGCAATCAAAATTCATTGGTATTGCCCGCATTGCGGTGAAACCGATAATCTTCAAACGCATCATCGAAAAAATCGCGGTATGGGTGGGACACCAAAGCGCTCATTGGATAGATTCGACAATTTGTTGCGTGTGTGTGCTGAATTGAATTTCTTGATGGAATCAAATTCAAACGTTGCAAAACAAGCACGTGAATACGGTTGGAAATTGCGACAATACGAATCGTTTTCAAAACCTTATTTTGATAATGTCGCACAAAAATGGTTTGAATTGTCATTTGATGGTTCAAGGCGCGTGTTATGAATCGCAAAATCAAAATAGCAAGGTAACATAAAAAATAAAGGGGTAGAAATGAACATAGAAACATTGGCTTACAAAATGCGCGAACGCGCTTTGAGTATTGAATCAGAACAAATCGCTAAAACCGATGATGCGCGGAAATTGCAATCTTTGAAAATGGAACGTTTCAAAAAATTGTATTTCAACGCTGGTCGATACGCTGGCGGTGCGCGTGACAAAGTAGCCACAGAAGCGTTTGAACGTGTCAGGTTGCACGGATGAATGGTTATGAACCGCGTTTCGATTTTGATTTTGAACGCGGCCGTGTTGGCGAAAATCTGGTTGGGTCATTTTTGCAAGCCCTCGAAGGCAGTCGCATCGAAGTCAAAACCGATTATCGCGTGTCCGAAACGGGAAACGTTTATGTTGAAACGTGGCAATATCGTTTGGCGGGTGCCATTGATAAAAAACCATCGGGCATCAATACAACCGAGGCTGATTATTGGGTATTCGCATCTCCATCGGGTCAAGGTTTCATTTGTATCGAAACCGATGCCCTGAAACAAATCATTCGGGAATTAGACCCGCCCGAAGTGCGCCAGCCTATTAGCAATGAAACATCTAACGCATCAATTGGACGCATCATCCCGATTAGGTGCATAATGGACAAATTGCAATTGCGTAAGGGGGAAACAAATGCCACTAATTAGGGGACACCATCAATTTGATGACCAATTCACCCAAATACCCAATGCTTGGATACGTGACACACGCCTCACGTTCAAAGCTAGGGGCATTTTGGCAATGTTGCTTAGTCACATCGAGGGTTGGCAGCTAAACATCGCTAGCTTGGCGTATAACAACATTGAGGGCAAAGACGCCATCAGGTCAGCCATCAAAGAATTGGAAGATTTGGGCTACTTACGCAGGGAACAACCAACGCAAAACGGGCGATTCCAAGAAGTTGTTTGGATTACACAAGACCCCGATTTTTCAACGATTTCACCGGTGTCGGGTTTTCCGACAACGGAAAAACCGTCATCGGATAATCCGCAATATAAGAACACTATTCAAAAAGAAGAACATAATAAAGAAATATCCTTGTTTGATGAATTTTGGACGGCATACCCACGCAAAATTGACAAAGCAAAAGCGTTGAAAGCGTTCAAATCAGCATTGAAACGAACGACATTTGAATCGATAATGGCTGGGGTAAAAGCATACACAAATGACCCGACACGCAAACCCGAATTCACAAAATACCCCGCATCTTGGCTAAATGCTGATTGTTGGGAAAACGTTGCGACCAGCCCCGAATTACGTGCCATTGCCGAAGAACGGCGGGCGCGTGAAAAAGCCGCCAGCGATGCTTATTTGGCTGAAATGCAGCAATTGGCGCAACAAGCGGGCGCGGTTCCAAAATGCCCTCACGGCGCTAACATCGCGCTATGCCCGAAATGTATAGGCTAAATGAATGGAAAAACAATGTCCGAGGTGCGGGATACTGTGGGAAGTGACCACAACCCGAAAAACACCAGACACGTGCCAATCGTGTCGGACAAAAAAACAAACAAGAATTGGGGATTGCCTAATTTGGCAGGGAAATTATGCCGAAGATTTGGTCACCCCGATAACAGAAGATGGAGAATCAGTAATCGAAGGAACGCCAATGTGCGGTCATTTGGATTGCGTTCTCCCAGAACATAGAAAGGCAATTGATGAAGGTCAAAGCTGAATTGGAAGTATCCCGATTGATTCCAAATTATGGATTCAAGGGGGTAGAAAAAAAGAAAACCAAAGACGGAGAAGAATATTCCGTTTGGGTAACCGTATGGACAAAAGAATCAGTTCGCGAAAACGAAATTGTGGAAGTGACTGGGGATTTGTCGGTGAAACTGGAAGAATTTACTGGGCGCGACAACAAGCCCAAGCAAATCGCCGCGATTCACATCAACAACGCTCAAATCAAGAAACCCGATGCACCGTTCTAGAATTGAGTAATGATTGAATTCGAAGTATTTGGCAGACCAACGCCACAAGGCTCAAAAAGAGTTTTCAATGGTCGTCTTGTCGAAGCACAATCGGTCAATCTAAAAAAATGGCGTGCAGCCATCGCTGATGCTTGTCAGCAAGTCGCACAACAGAACATCCACCTCGGTCCAATCAGACTTGAGGTGGATTTCTATTTGGAACGACCCAAATCAGTTGCACCAAACAAACGTGCGTTACCAATCGTTCCGCCAGACCTCGACAAATTGATTAGGGGTGTTGGAGATGGCATAGGGCAATCAGGGGTGATTTGGGGCGATGATTCGCAAATCGTTGAATTGGTTGCGCGTAAGTTTTACGCAGACACGCGGGAAACAGGCGCCAGTATTCGCATCTGCGGTTTATAACGTTTTTGTAACAACGCACGTTTTGGCTTGTCCTGTGTCCCTCAGGCGTCTTACTGTATAGAAGTAACAGAAACGAAAGGGACACAAATGCAAATCAACTTCACAGAGAATCAAATCAACCAAATGATTTGGGCAATTCAATTGACACTTGCCTCATATGACGGTTACACAAATGCAGAATTGAAAGATTACGGCGTTGCCAACGACATCGCAACACTTCGCCGTTTGAATGAAAAATTTATGGCGATTCCATCGAACACCAAAGAAAACTAAAACGAAAGGGACAAGACAAAATGACAACATACGAAGCATTTACCCCATCAGGTAAAAAAATTCAATTTGAAAGCAACAAAGAAATTACCGCCGTTGCCATCATCACCGATGCCGACAAATCAGAAAAAATCGTTTCAAAAACCAGCACAAAGCAATGGTTGCCAAGTTTCGATGCTTGGTGCCGTCGGATGGAAAACGAATGGTTTTCTTATGGTGTGGTTTGTCACAACGTTAGAAAAGTTGCCGATGCCAACGCATTTATTGCCGCAATTCAAGAAGGTTCTATTGAATTGGCTAAATTGATTGATTCCCCAGAACAAGCAATGCAACAGCTGAAATCAATTGAATCAGCAATGAACAAATTGAAAAATGAATTATGGGCGAGGATGGCATAAATGACAGCAAAAGGAATCGCTTCAATCGCCGTTGCAATTTCATTGGGCGCATTGATTGCAATAACAGAAATTCACCGCCACATTGCGGCGATTATCTGGCCAGCATTAGTTTTTATTTTTGAACAATA